AAACTTGCGGCTTGTTGTTTTATATTTATTTTTTTTAGTGTTTTTAAACCTTGAACCTTTACATCTCCAACTTCTTTATCACTTGGTAAATCTCCATTATCTGAATCTGTTTGAGTCCATAAAGTATCTGCAATATTTTTAGCTGTTGCAGTTCCCCACGATCTAGTGACTTGTCCATCTGCAAAATTATACTGTTCATTTGTATTAATGTAATATTCTTCGTCTTTAAAATTAGATGAGTCTGTTACAACTTCATAAATTCCAATCGCTTCTTTTTCAGCAGTTGTCCAAAGTTGAAATATTTTAGCTGGGTATCTTACATCACCAATCACTAATGATTTTGGTGAAGTAATGATTTTTTCTATTTGATTATCTATGACTAATGCGTACATATTAACTCTCGCTTAAATTCAAAGTTCTGCCCACTTCTTGCCACACTGCTCCATTGTATCTAAATACCAAAATATCAGTTTTACCATCTGATGAAGTAAATGTTGGTGCGGTAGAAGCCGCAAATTCAAATACAGTATTAAATGCGATTGTGTGTGAACCATTATAATTAATTTCTAAACAAATAAATGACCCTTCAGTATTATTTGTGGGTGCAGAAAAAGTCGTGTTTTCAGTTGTCAAATGATATGCGTTTGGTTTTGCTTGTGCGTCCCAAGCGACTGCGTTTGATGATGAAGTTAATGCTTGTTGTGGAATATAAGCAAGATCAGTAAATTTGATTGTTCCTGTTCCTTTTGCTGTAAATTCAAGTCCAACATTTGTATCTCCACCTGTTGCAGATAAAACTGGGTTGTTTCCAGTTGCCGCATTGGTAATTGTAAATTCATTAACTGCACTAGCTGTTTCTACAAATTTTAATAATTCTAATGTGCCATCTCCAATAGCATTACCATTAACATCTAATTGACCGCCTAATTGTGGAGTCGTATCTGATACTAAATCTGCAACAACTGTTGAGTCTAAAAAATTAACTGTGTTAGCTGAATAATCTATTGTTGCAAAACTAATGTCATCTGATCCATCAAAAAACTTTATAGTTGGTGCAGAAGCTGAAGTCGTATCTAGCCACATAGTTCCAGCTACAGCAGATGATGGTCTTGATGTTCCAGAGTTCATTGTATTAATTGCTGATAAAACTGAATTTAGATCAGTTCTAAAACTTGGAAACGATTGGTTTGCTATTGTAAAATCTGTTGCTTGTGCCATAATTTCTTATACCTTTTTAGAATCCTTTTGCAATAAAATCAAAAGTTTTAGATACTCCTGTATTTGAACTGTTAAAAAATGCAACATCAAAACCATTAATTGTTTTGTTAGAAACAGTAAAATAATCTCCTGTTGCCATACCTTGCCCTGTTACACCCACTGCATAATTAGCACTTTTGAATGGGTTAGTAAATGTTATTGATTTAGTTCCTGTGCCAGAAACTACGTCATTTCCACTAAATATTCTATCTTGCATATCAACTGTTACTGTAACTTCTGAGACCACAGGTGTTGAAGCACCATCTCTTGAAATTAAGACTACTCTAAATTTAAAATATCTAGCGGTATATTCACCAATAACAAATGCTCTAAAATCTGTGTATGTTACATTATCGTCTGAAGTTGCAATCTCAATATGTGCGTTGCAGTTTGCTGGTGTATCTCCGTCAAAGTTTGAAGAAGCACTGTCAAAATTGCCAGTTCTGTTATCAAATAAATCATCAGGATTATCTGATGTTTGTGTTAAAGATGCTGTAATTCTTGCAGTATGTTTAGCACCTATATCAACCACATTGGCAAATTCATAGTTACCACTTGCAAAAAAATCAGAATTAGAAACACCTGAATCAAAAAATCTTGTCGTTTCATCATCAAAGTTTCCACTAGCCGCATCAAATAATTCTGAAGAATCTAACTCAATGGCATTGTCTGTGATTACTGTATTTGTTAATGTTCCAGCAAATGTAGGGTGTTCTGCTTGTGTAGCAACTGCGTTAAAATTTAAAGCACCAGTAACATTTGAAATAATCGCTGTTGCATTAGAACTAAAGTTACCTAATTTATCTACTGCCTTAATAAGATAAGTTCCTGTTCTAGCTGGTACAGATATTGACGTTGCTGGTCTTGATACCTTTTCTACTAAAGCAACTGAGTTTTGCCAATCAGCAGTTCCATCAGTTTCTTCTGAAAACCTTAGATTATAAAATGCTAAATCTAAATCTGGTATTTGTTCCCAGCCTAAATGTGCTTCTTGTCCTAAAATATTACATGAAAAATCAGTGACATCTGATGGTGGTGCAATAGCACCTACAATAGTTCTTTGTGCAGAAACGTAACTTGATGATACACCTAAACTATTAACTGCTTTGACTCTTACATCATATGTTTGTTGGTCAATAACATTTAAAACTCTATGATTAAGTCCACTACCCTGAGCATAGATAATAAAATCTGAGTCTGTGCTTTTTTTGTATTCTACTTGGTAAAAATCTACAAAGTTATCTGGTGATGCACCGATTGTAATATCTAAAGCAACAATTACAGTTCCATCATTATATTCAATTAAATTATCATCTAAAGTAACACTTGCTGGTGCTTGAACTGTATTTGGATTGGGTAAGGTTGTGTCTGCAATCGTTGGTGCTTGTGCTTTTGTTGCCCAAGTATAAAAATTATCTTGATGTTCAAATAATTGTAAATCAACAGTTAAATCTTCATTGATTGTCATACCTTGAACTCTAAATGGTTTGTCGCTAAAACCACCTGTTGTGTAATCAATATTAACAATATCTCCAACTGCTACATCTAAAAATTCTGAAGTCACTCTAACTTGTACTTGTAGTTGGTTTCTTGATCTTCTTAAAATAACTTCTGCAAGTCCTTGTGCTTGATAAACTGAAGTAACATTTGGAAAACTAAAATTACCTTCTAATAAAACTCCATCTGCGGTTTCCATAGTTGCTTGTCGGTCTGCACTTGCTAAACCTGAGTCATCATTAGGCGGATATGAAATTGTATCCTCTTGGAAATTCTTATCAGGATTAACAAAAGTAGCTATAACACGATTGTATTTATTGTTTTTTCTTTCACCTAATAACTTAGCACCACCAACTACATTGTCTGTAGTTATAGTCTTAGCGGCACTACCCGTACCTTCAACTGTTAATTTATAAACCCCTTCAGTATAAGTAAAGAAAGCCCTCATAGGATTTAAAAGTTTTCTAACATTTTCAATAACTTTTTGACTTGTGTCTATAACACCATTGGTTTCAAATAAATTTATATCAGATGCACCAGAGTATGGTGTGACTTGTGTTTCACAAGTATTAGCCGCAGTAGAAAAAGAAGCAAAACTAGACTCAAAAGCCGCATCTGGTAAACCTTTTCCATACCTACTATTTCTTAAATAATCTAATAAACATAATGCAGAATTAGCAGAATAAGCAGTTGATGTAGTTCTAGGATCATAAACTTTTTTACCTTTTACTAAAACTTTAATATTAGGTATTGAACCAAAAATATCTTGATTCCATTGAAACCTAAAAGCAAGATAAGCAACACCTCTAAGTCTGTGATTTGATCCCCAATTAGTTTGGGTAGATAATATATCTGAAGCTGTTTGTCCGTCTTTACCTAAAAAAGATTCTACTTGAATATAGGATTGTCCATCTTTGTAATAATTTGCATCTGAACTTGCAACTTCTCTTGTTGTATGATGACTTAAAGCACCATCAAATGTAACTTCTGTGTCATTTATAAATATCTTTTCAATACTATTAATTTCACCTTCACATAAAACACCCGCTAAATACAAATACTGATTATTAGTCCCAGATGTTTCTACATAAACTCTAGAAATTCCTAATTTTCTTTCACCATAGACTACAGGAATTTGAGCATTGTTTGATTCTTTGTTTAATAAAATACCTTGTGCGGTTTCTGAGTCCTGTGTATCAAACTCAGGAACTTCTGGCATTGGAATTAACCAGCTTATAAAACTTTCAACAATACTAACTACTGCATCTACTATACTACCCATTAGCTATGAAACTCCCTTTTAAATTTTTGATTAAATTTTTTTACATCACCATTAACTCTTAACCATTTAACACAGCTATCTACGGGTA